CGTCGCTGACAGACAGGCAGCGCTCGATGTGGTTAGGGTGAAGCGTGTCGTCGTCGGCCAGCAGCACCAGCCACTCGGTTTCGACCTGTTCGGCCAACGCGTTCAGAATGAACGAGTTGCCCCGGCGCTCGGTGTCAAACTCGATCAGGTGCGCAGCCGCCGGCGCCGTCTGCGCCTCGACGCTTGCCACCGCTTCGAGTAGGTAGTTGTCCCGGCGCTCGAGGATGGCCGGCGTGATGACGGTGACGTCAGCCATCAATCAGGACACGCAGCGTGAACCGTGCGTTGAGGTAGCGCGGCAACTCTTCGTCGGCCGACTGGCCGACTTCGACGCCTGTCACCGCAACGTCACAGCCGCTGTTGTTGACCCGAGGGTTGGCCGCCAGTTCGGTGCGAAAGCCGCTGGCGTCCATCGCTGCGTACGCCTGATCCCAGGCTGCGCGATCACTGTTCGTCGGCCACATGACGTCGACAATGAACGTCCACTCGTCGGTTCCGAGCCCCATCGCCGTCTCGAAGTTCCCGGCCTGCGGGTACACGACAGCGCAGGGCGGCGACGGGTTGTCGAGCGGATAGAGGTAGGTCCGCCAGCCAGCAGACTCCAACACCTCGCCGATGCCGGCGACGACGTCAGCGATCGTCGTCGTCATGCCAACCCGACGGTGAACTCGGGCCGGCGGTAGGGCTGAAGCAGCGCCGACACGCCGGCGAACACGTCACGCCCGATGCGCAACGGCCCGAAGTCCACGGTGCCTGTCACGCCAAACGGTGCGTCCTTCCGCTTCCACACGTCGAGGGCGAGGATGCGCGCTGCCTGCTTGACCACGTCGGGCGTGGAAGCCCAGCCCCAGCGGGCCGTCACCTCGAGTACGTTGCGACGGTGGCCGTGGATCGGGAACAGATCGCCCTCGACGAGCCGGATGACGCCGTACGGTCGGGCGACCTGTATTGGCCCGGGCGCCTCGATGAGTTCGTACTCGGTGGCGGCGATCGTCGTCTCGTAGACGCCATCATCGTCGTCGTCGATCTTGACCACGAGTCCAGTCGTCGTGTGGAAGTCCCAAACGTGCGCCGTGTAGTAGTCGATCGGTCGAAAGGTGCGAGGGGTCGCCGATCCAGCGTCGTAGAAGAAGCGGCCACAGTGGTCGTCGATCGCACGGCATGCTGCGGTGATGGCCGGCTCGAGCGTGGCGTCGTCGTTGACGTCTGGGATCGTCGAGTGCTCACGCATCTCGTTCAGGGTGATGTAGCAGTTTGTCAGAGGCACGAGCGCATCACTTCCTGCCGATCCGCTTCACGGTCACGCCTGGCTGGTCGGGGATGTAGCCGAACGGGTCGAGCACCACGGAGCCTTGCGGGAACACCATCTCGGCGTAATCGCTGTGCTTGCATCCGATGACAAACACGCACGGTCGCCCTGCGGTCGCTTCAGGCGGATGCCGATAGGCCCCACATAGACTCGCGCAGCCATTGCGACGCAGCGTCTCCGCCAAGAGCCTTGATGGTGAGCCGGTCATTAGGTCACTGTCTGGCTTGTACTCGCCACCGAGCACGCAGATCCCGAGGCCCGTCAGTGTCGACCAGTCCTCTGCCATCTGTGCCAGCCAGCCGACGTGATCCTCACGCGCCTTGGTCACAAACCCGCCGACATCAACCGACAGGTCGAGTCGTTCGGCTAGCCACGACAGGGCGATGCTGTCCCGAGGGTGGCAGCCGCCGCCGTCACCCATGCCGGCACGGAAGTACCGGGGCGACCAGAGCCGGTCGGTTGCGTGCGCCAGTGCGTCATGCACCTCGTCGGCGTCGGCGCCCGTCTTCTCGCATATCTCGCCGATCCAATTGGCGAGCACGATCTTGGCGCTGATGACGCCGTTATAGGCGACCTTGACGAGCTCGGCCGACTCGACGGACTTACGCACGAGCGGCCGGTCATGGATGCTCTCATACAGTGCGACGAGGTCATCGGCGTCGCCGGGTTGCTGCTCGCCGATGATTACGAACTCGGGTCGCACGAAGTCCTGCACCGTCGTCCCCATCGCGATGAAGAACGGGTTGTAGACCGTCGTCACCGCAGGGTTGTGGCACTGCGGCAACACCCGCTGCCGCATCGTCCCCGGCAGCACCGTCGAGATAACTGCGACCGTGGTCGGTGCCTGCACCTCTCGACACACCGAGCGGTACGCCTGCTCGAGGTAGCCGTACTCGAAGTCCTTGCGGCGCTCCGGTGCCGGCGTCACGCCCTCGTAGGCGGGATCGTGTGGCGTCTGCACGGCGATGAGGACGACGTCGCTGTCGTCGACCACCTGGCGCACGGTGTCCCGCCAGCCGACCTCGTAGGCGTTGAGCAGTGGCTGTAGCCCGGCCTCACGGTAGGGCACACTGCGGTTGGCGATGTAGTCCTTGACGGCCGGGTTGGCGTCAGTGCCGACGACACGATGACCGTGGGATGCGATGGCGTAAGCGACAGGCAAGCCGAGCTTGCCCAGTCCAACAAATCCGACCCTCACCCGAACACCTCCGCGATGCGGACGGCGTCGGCGTGAATTGCCGCTTGTGTCTCGTTGGACCAGAACGTGTCGGGGTTGTAGTTGTTGCCAGCCCTCGTGGCGTCGTCGTGGCCGCCGGTCAGGTCGCTGCGGTCGTGTGTGATGAACACTGGCAGGTTGACCTGCCCGCCGAGCTTCTGCCCGATGAACTGCCACCACGTATCGTTGGCCCCGTCGCGCGCCCAGCCGACGAGCTCGACCCATGCCGTCGGGATGACCGGAAAGACGTTGAGCCCGGTGGCGTGCGACTGGTGATTGGTGTCCGGGTTGAGGATCAGGTTCGGCGGGTACTTGCGGAGCTGGATGTCCCACCGCTCGGTGGTCATCAGCGCGTCGTCGTTCCAGAGCCAGAGCCAGGGGCCGCAACAGTCGCCCGTCGTGTCAAGTAGTTCGGCAATGCATTCGTGAAGACGCGAATACCCACGCGGCTGTCCGATGTGTACCGCGCACTGCGCTTCTCGCTGGCGCACCATTGACGGTGTGGACCAATCGTCCATGTACTCGCGCCGGCACGGATCGTCGCTATCAGCGTAGACCCACACATTAAAGCACTCGGGATCGTACGCCGTCTCGCGTAGTGACTCGATCGACCTGCGCAGCGACTCCGGCCGGCCTCGGCTCGGGCACAGGAACGTCACAAGCGGGGCGCTCATATCGAGAACCGTTCGTATGGCATCGTCCATGAGTCGAGGACGATGGGCTTGATGTGTCCGGTCTTGATGCCGCAGTGTGCGAACTGTGGCACGCCGACGTTGACGCACATGCGTGCAAAGAAGATGTCTTCGCCTTCGGCGAGGTTCGGCGGGTAGACCGGGGTCTGGAACCAGCACCAGTGGTCGCCCATGCCGGCGTCGGTGACGAAGGTTCGGATCTTCTCGAACACCGAGCGGTGCACCAGCATGATGCCGGTGCCGATCGCTGCCACCTGCACGAGCGTGTTTTCGCCGAGCGGCAGGTCGTCGTACGGCGTGAACAGGTACGGCACCGCTTGACCCTCGGGTGCGGGCCCGGCGGCGAACACGTTGTGTCCCACCACCGCCACGCGCGCTACAGGATCGTCGTTCTTGAGGCACGGCGTCGGCACGCCGATCACCGGGCGCTCGTCTTTGTCCGCCGACGCCATCAACTGCTCGAGCAGCGTCGGGTCGAACGTCTGGTCGGGGTCCGTCATCAACAGCCAGTCAGCGGCCGTCTGGCTCAGGAAGTGCCGGACGAGCTCGTTGCGGCTCTTGAAGATCAGTGTCGTGCCGATGTTCCACGCCGACGGATGCCCGTGTCCGAGGCGCTTGGCGCCTCGGTAGCAGTCGTACATCGCTAGGTCGAAGAGGCATCGCGACCAGTGTGCGTGGACGTGTTGCCCGGAGATGACGCCGATAACGACGCGCTCCGACGGCCCCATCGCCCGTTGGGGTTTCGCCATATTGCGGAGTTGCCTTGTCTGCCTTGGGTGCCTTGGAACCTCCCCGGCCGGCCAAGGCAAACCGGCCGGGGAGGGAATCAAGAGGGTCAGAAGGTCGGAGCGACCAGACCCGTACCGACGAGCACCTGCGTCGCCGAGGTGTACCGCTCAAACGTCGCCGCCGAGTAGCCCATGACCGCCATGCGGATGGTCGTGGGGGGCGTGATGAACTGCTCGAAGCGGAACGTCATCAGATCGCCCTCGGCAAACACGTGATCCGACAGCCGCGTCAGAATCACGCGGTCCTCGTTGTTCGAAGCGCCCGAGGTGATCGACACGTTCGCGTCGAGCAGCACCGGGATGCCGGCGAGGGTGCCAGCGATGCCACCAGACTCGGTGCCACCGGTACCCACGACGTTGAAGCCAACGCCAGGATTCGGCACCACGATCGGGCGGCCCGTGGTGTCGGCAGCGGCGAGCAGCCAGTGCCAGCGACGGGGGTGCATGATCGCGATCGTCGCCGGGGCGAAGCGGGCGCCAGCGACGCCGGAGGCGGCGCCGAGGAACTTGCTGTAGAACGACGCCACGGTGGTGCCGGTGAACGACACGGTGGTGGCGCTGATCGTGAGCAGGCCCTTGATCTGGCCGTTGGAGCCGGTGCCGCTGATGAGCTGCGTGTCGAGCTTCGTCGCGTAGTCGGCGACGAGATCCGCCATCACCAGCGAGTCGGTGACAGCGCCACGCTCGAGAGCCTGACGGGAAACGTCCTGCACGCCGATGATCGAAACAACACCGAAGCTGATATCAGTCGTCGTAAGATCGACCTCGGAAGGACCGGTGTTCTCGGAGGTCTGCACGGCTGTGGCGCTACCAGTCACGACGCGAGTCGCGTACATGGTCATGCCCTGCGCCGGCAGTGGGTACTTCGGCATGATGTCCGCCAGCGGGCGCATGGCACGCGCCAGGATCGCCGCCTGGTCGAGCAGATACAGCGGCGGCACGAGGCCGTTGAGCCCGGTGGATGCGATGTCGCGACGCTCGAGCTGAACCTCACGCATGTGACGCTCGAGCCGCTCGGCGGCCTCGCGGTTCTCGCCACGCAGGTAGGCGTCCTGGAAGAACGACCGCTCGGACTGAAGGTCGGGGCGGTAGGTCCGCTCCTCCTGGTGGGCGCCACGGGCGAAGGCGGGCAGGGCAGCCGGGGCCGGCACGGCAGCAGCGGCGGCAGCACGACGCGACTCGGCGTCAACGACATCAGCGAGACGCTGCTCGCCCTGCGTGATCTCGGTGACCACAACCTCGCCGCGGGCACGGAGCTCGCTGATCCGGGTGAGGGCGGCGTCGTCGTCGAGGCCACGGGCCTCAGGGTCGGAAGCGATGGCGTTGAGCTCGGCGTCGATGGCGGCGCGCTCTTCGGCCAGTTCGGCAAGACGCGCCTGAATGCGCTCTGCAAGGGTCATTGGAACTCCATTGGTCAAGGGTGGGTCTTTTGCGGAAACCCGCACGATGTCCAGTGGGTGGTGGGCGATGGCTCGAAGCCGGGCGCTTGCACCGGTCCAACAGGTCGGGCGTTCGGGGGCTTTCTAGTGAGAGACCCTTGGGAGCCCCTCACGAGATGGATGGCACGTAGCACACTGAGGGAAGCGCGGGCCTGAGGGGTTCACGCCGCAATTCACGCAGGGTTGCTTAAGCCGTTCGCTCTTAGGGAGTGCGTACCACTCTGCGCAGGCGCGCTTTAGTGCGTCCTTCGTCTTGACGCGCGGCCCCGGCAGGCGTTGGAAGGTCTTGGGCTCTGGCGACGAGCTCTCCCACGCCTTGCGCATCTTTGACTTACTGTCGTTGTGCACCGTATTGAAGGGGGGCTTGTGTCGCTCGATGAGCTGCCGCTCGCGGTCCAGCGCAAGGCCGCGCGTGTTGTAATGCTCAATCGAGCATCCAGTTGCGTGAGGCCACCAGTCTTTCGACTCGGCGTGCTCATGAGCGCGCCTGATGCCTCGCGCCGTCACGCCTACGTAGAGGATGCGCCCCTTAGAGTCGTAGTACTGATAGACGGAAGTGGTGGTAGCCTCGGCCATGTCGCGAACCTCCCGAGGGTTTGCGGCCAGGGCCCGGGACGTTCCAGCGTCGCCGGGCCCACCCGTTGTTGGCGCTACTTGATGCGCAGGGATGCGGCAGCGGCGCGCGCTGCGATCGCAACGCGGTCGACACCGCCACGCGAGCGCGCTTCGCACACGGTGTTGCGTGCGCGCTCAATGGTGGCGAGCGTGGCGCCGTTGGCGCCCGCCCACACGATCGTCGTCTCGACAAGACGAACCTGGTTCACGGTCCGCTCGCTGTAGTCCTTCGACCACTTCGAGTCAAGCGAGTAGAAGCCGATCGACATTTCGTCGACCGTGCCGTCGTCGATCTGCGCGACGAGGTCGGCGACCCAGGCGACACGCGTGTTGAGCTGCGCAGCGACATGTAGTCCGACGGAGTCCTCAGACAACGACAAGGTGCCGGCGCGCGTGGTGGCTAGCACTCGGCTGTTGTCGTGGGCGTAGAGCAGCGCCCGGTTTTCACCAAGCGTAAGAGTGCGCTTGAACGCGCCCTTGCCCATCGTCTCGTTCCAGCCGCCGAACTCGGGGCCTCCGGCCACGGCGTACGGCACACCAGCGACCGATGCGTAGCCACGGAACTCAACGAGGCCGTCGCGCTCGGCGACGCGCCGGAGCTCGAATCCGGTGGCCAGGCGCGCCTCGCGCCCAAGATCAAGCGGCTGGTTCATCAACACTCTCCACCGGTGCTGGCGCCGCCGCCCGCGGCACGGACAAGTCATCGCCACCAGGCAACGACGGAAGATCAAGGACTTTGCGGGCCTCGTTCGGCGTACGGATGCCGCTCTTAACCTCGGTCGCCAAGGTCTCCACCTTGGTCCGCAGGTCGGTGCGGCTGATCGCTGCCTCGTTGAACTTGGCGTACAGCGGCTGCGGCACGAGAACGCGCGACAGCGCCTTCTCGAGCTTCGTCATCCAGTACTGCACCGCGAAGGCAAGCAGGTCGAGCACGCGCGCTTCGACGTTGCTGTAGGTCATGGAATCACCCGAGGACCCGCCGACCAGTTCTGGCGGGACACCGAAGAAGTGGGCGACGTCGGCGGCGTTGGCGCGCATCGCCTCGAGCAAGGCACTGTCGGTCGGGTTCGCCTGAAACGGTGACACCTTGGTGCCTGGCGCTGTAACCAGCGGCTCACGATTCCCGCGAGTGATCGCAAGCAACTTCTCCTTGATCGCCTGCGCGCCTGTCGGGCCGGGATCGGTCGGCGGTTCGTAGATCAACGTCGGATGCGCTCCGTCACCGAACCACTGCGCCTCGTACTTGCGAGCCGCCAGCGACACGCCGGCCGTCTGCGCCATGAACTCGATCAGCCCGTAACCGAACGGCGAGCCCAGGCGGGGTCGGCCAGCGACGTGCCACACCTCGTCGGCGGGCACCAACTGGCGATCGAAGTACCAGTCGTACAGTCCATCGTCGCGCTTCTTGATCGTCACGACGGCCGGGTCGACCATCTCGATCTGCGACGGCTGAAACCGGGCGTCGCGCGCCACGATCCGCCCGATGGCGTCGCCGTGCATGATCATCGACTCGACGTTCTGGAACACCCAGTCCTCGAGCGACACCATCGCGGAGGGCTCACGCAACAAGCGGGGGAC